CAGCTCAGGCTGCCCCCTTCTTTCATAGGGGCTTGGAATGGCATCAGTCGTCGATATCTGTAACTCAGCGCTGAACCAGATCGGTGCGTCGAACATCATCAGTTTGACGGAGGACAGCAAGGCTGCGCGGATCTGCAACCAGCGTTATGATTTTATCCGCGACTATGTGTTTCGAGCTCACCCTTGGAACAGCCTGATCCAGCGAGTGGAGCTGGCGCCAGACACAGCCACGCCGGCTTTCGAGTTTGCAAAACAGTTTTCATTGCCGACAGATCCATTCTGTCTGCGGGTCCTCAGCCTCGATGATCCCGACATCATCTTCCGCGTCGAGGGCCGCAAGATCCTGACAGACGAGAGCACGATCAAGCTCAAGTATGTTGGCCGAATTACAGATCCCAACGCTTACGACACGCTGCTGATCGAGACCATTGCAGCCGCCCTGGCAGCTGACCTGGCCTATCCCCTGGTCGGCAGCGCCACCCTGGGCGCGAATATGAATGTGTTCTACCAGGAGAAACTCAAGGAGGCTCGCTTCGTAGATGCGACCGAGGACAACCAGATCAACACCTCGGACACCAGCATCTCGCAAAACTTCTCGGCTGATACCTTCATCAATTCGAGGCTCTGATGGCCAAGGCATCCCCGAGCTTTAGCAACTTCACAGCCGGTGAGCTGAGCCCCCGCCTAGACGGGCGCACAGACATCCAGAAATATTTCAACGGCTGTAAGACGCTTGAGAATTTTGTCGTCCACCCGCATGGCGGCGCAAGCCGGCGGCCTGGCACGATCTTCGTCCGCGAAGTCAAGAACAGCGCACACAACGTCCGGCTGATCCCTTTTGAGTTCAATGTCGAGCAAGCCTATATCCTGGAGTTCGGCGACCAGTATTTCAGAATCCACAAGGATGGCGGCACGGTTGTATCGAGTGGCAGCCCGGTCGAGGTGACGACGCCCTACCTCCACACCGAGCTCGCCGACATCAAGTTCACGCAATCCGCGGACGTGATGTATATCGTCCACCCCAACCATGCGCCCAGGAAGATCACGCGCACCAGCCACACAGCCTGGACGATTACGGCTGTGGACTTCCAGCGTGGCCCGTTCCAGGACGCTAACCTAACCAGCACCACGCTAACCGCCAACGGCAGGACCGGCACGGTGACAATCACCGCAAGCGCCAGCACCTTTGCCAGCACAGATGTCGGGCGCCTGGTCAAGCTGCACCACGGCTTTGCCAAGGTTGCCAGTTTCAGCTCGGCGACATCTGTCACCGCTGCTGTCCAGGAGACAGCTGACGGCCGGGCTGAGCTGGCGCCAAGCTACACAGCGACGACGCTGAGCTTCCATGAGGGTGACCCGTCTGCGACCGGGCTCGAGCACAATGACCGGATCCAGGACAGCGCCGGCAACTTCCTGACCCAGGGCTTTGCTGTCGGCATGAAGATCTCGGTCTCTGGCGCCGGCACCAGCAACAACAACGAAAGCGGCGCCATCATTGTCCAGATCACCCAGGACACGATGCTGCTTTCGCCCAGCGCGGATCTGACAGACGAGGCAGCTGGCTCGAGCGTGACGATCTCAGGCGACCTGGTGGCAGACAGCAGTTTTGCCCTGGGCGCTTTTTCTGCGACGACCGGCTACCCAGCTGCAGTGACCTTCTACGAGCAGCGCCTTGTTTTCGCTTCGACAACCGAGCAGCCGCAGACAATATTTTTCTCGGTGGGTGGCAGCTTTGAGGATTTCACAGATGGTGTGGGCGCAGCTGACGCGCTGACCTACACCCTGGGATCTAATCAGGTCAACGTCATCCGCTATCTCCAAGCTGGCAGGGTGTTGTTGGTCGGCACGTCAGGCGGCGAGTTCGTGGTGACAAGCTCCGAGGATGCGCCTCTCAGCCCGACCAACGCGGTGGTCAAGCGTCAGGCAACCTATGGCTCGGCCAACATCCAGCCGGTCCAGGTGGCCAACGTCACGCTGTTCGTACAGCGCGCCAGGCGCAAGCTGCGCGAGCTGGTGTTCGATCTGAACACAGACAGCTATCAGGCGCCGGACATGACGCTCCTGGCCGAGCACATAACGACCAGCGGCATCAAGGCAATGGCGCTTCAGCAGGAGCCGGACAACGTCGTCTGGTGCGTCCTGGAGAACGGCAAGTTCGTCGGCATGACCTACAGGCGCGAAGAGAACGTGATCGCCTGGCATGAGCATCTGATTGGCGGCAGCTTCGGATCTGACAGCTTCGCTCACGTCGAGAGTGTTGCGACGATACCTGGCGCCCTGGATGAAGATCAAACCTATCTGATCGTGAAGAGGACCATCGGTGGAGCGACTAAGAGATATATTGAATATTTTAATTTCTTTGATTTCGGAGACAATATCCTTGACGCCTACTTTGTCGATTCGGGGCTGACCTACAGCGGGTCAGCTGCAACGACGATTAGCGGCCTGGATCACCTCGAGGGGCAGACAGTGCGAATCGTGGCAAATGGCGCCACCCACCCCGACAAGGTGGTGAGCAGCGGTGCCATCACGCTCGACTTTTCTGCAACCAACGTCCACATCGGCCTCGGCTACACCTCGACACTGCAGACCATGCGGATCGATGCCGGCGGCACAGAAGGCACGTCCCAGGCAAAGACCAAGCGCATCCATGAGGTTACGCTCAGACTGTTCCGCACAGTGGGCGTGGAGGTCGGCAGCTCGACCAGCGAGCTCGACCGGATACCGTTCAGATCTTCGGCTGATGCAATGGACTCTGCCCTGGCGCTTTTCACGGGCGACAAGGAGGTCGAGTTCCGAGGAGGCTTCGACACTGACGGCTTCATCGTTGTTAGGCAGTCCCAGGCGATGCCCATGACGATCCTTTCGATCATGCCGCGTCTCATAACATTCGATCAATGAACGCTATCGATTACGAGGCAGTTCACCTCGAGCAGCTGATGGAGGGCGAGCTCAACGCTGGCGCTGAGCGCCTGGGCTACATGATGCAATATGCCCACCGCCTCGAGCAGCCTGGCTGGGCCTACACGGCTATCGACCAGGGCGAGGTACTGTTTTGCACAGGCATTGTGGATATGTGGCCTGGGACTGGGGAGGTTTGGTTCATCGGCAGCCAGGATATCCACAGAAAGCCCCGGAAGGTCATCGAATATTGCAGGGGCGCCATGCGCCGCTGCGCCCTGGAGAACGACCTGTGGCGCATCCAAGGGGTTTGCAGGGCAGACTGGCCGAGCGCTCTGCGGTTCGCAGAGTTCTTTGGCTTCAAGAATGAGGGGCTGATGCGCCGCTATGGCCCCGAGGGTGCAGATTATTACAGGGTAGCGTGGTTCCCAGATGGGCATTGAAACAGCAATCTTCGCAGCTGCTGCTGGCAGCGCCGTCCAGGCTTATGGTCAATATCAGGCCGGCAAAACACAGCAAGCTGCTTACAACTTCAACAGCCAGATCGATGAGCGCAACGCCAAGGCTGCCGACCAGCAAGCTGAGCAAATCCAGCTGGCAGCAGATCTCGAAGCCATCAAGTTCCGCAATGACTTCCAGCGGCTGCAGGACGCTACCGCCCAGGCCAACCGATATAACGGCTGGATGGCTGACACCGGCACCCCGCTCAAGGTTGCCCTGGCTAACGCGACCGAGGCTGAGGAGGAGCTGGCCATAGCTGACTACAATGCCAGCATCGGTGCTGCCCAGGCTCGAGAGAGCGCTGTTCAGTCCAGGATGTCATCGCAGCTGAACCAGATGTATGGCCGGGCAGCTCGCCGGGCTGGGGTCATCAACGCCGGCAGCAGCCTCCTGGCCGGTGCGTCTAACGTCGGTTATATCAGGGCAACGGCATGAGGGTTCCAACCTATCAATCGCAGGGCAAGCGGACCACCGAGGTCTCTGCACGTCAGCTGAACGTCAGAGCCAACCCAGGCGCCTTGGCTGCCGAAAGCCAGGCGCTGGCAAATTTTGGTCAGACTGCAGCCAAGGTCGGCCAGACCTGGTACGAGCAGTCTCTGAAAGCAGAGCGCGCTGGCCAGCTCAAAAGCGCAGAGAACCAGCTGGCTCAAAAATTACGGGATGTTGAGATCCAGGCGCTCAACACAGATCCAAAAGATGTCCCAACACTTTATGAGCAAGAGACGACAGCTGCCATCGCAACCATCACCAGCGGCATCAAGGACCCTGTCGTGCAGCGCCGCTTCAAGGGCAGCGCAGCCACAGCCACACTGAACAAGAGCGTCACCATCTTCAAAGATGCGCGCCTTCGCGGCATCGATCAGAACATGGCGAGCTTCGACACGCGCATCGATGAGCGGATCAACACCATTGCAACAGGTGGCCGAGCTGATGCTCATGCGGCAAGGGTCGAGCTTTTTGGCGGCATAGCAGCTGACGGCTCCCAGGTTGCCGGCATCTTTGAGGAGATGGCTGACGCTGGCTATATCAAAGCGACAGACATTGCTTCTAGGAGGCAGACCGCAGAACAGCGCATCGACTTCCTGGGCGCACAAAGTATCCTCAACGGCGTGGCTATCCGGCGCTCAGCAGAAGATGCTGAGAGTTTTCTGATTACGCTGCAGGATCCAAAGCAGTTTCCAAACATGAAGCCTGAGAAGCGCGAGCAGCTCATCAACCGCACGAACACCCTGGCGGTGACGTTGCGCCGCGCAGCCAACGCAGAAGCTGCCAAGGCTGACGCAACTGCAGCTCGAGAGCTCAAGACAACCCAGGACACCAACTTCGCTCAGCTGATGACCCAGGTGCGTCAGTCTCGTGAAGGCGTCGAGGGCGCAGAGATGCCGACCATGCTTGATGTCATCGAGCACCAGGGCAAGCGGACGCTGACCGATACCCAGGTGACAGCGCTCGAGAAAGCTATCCTGGGACAAGACGCAGCTGCCACAAACACAGTCACGCTGGCCGGCTTTTATGCAAGACTGGATCAGGCGGAAAACCAGGAAGACATCGATCAGCTGATGGCTGACGCGCTGACACATATTGGCCCTAATGGCGATATCCAGCTGCAGGATTTCCTGAGCCTCAACGCCTACAGCAACGGCCTGATGGACAAGACCCCGCGCGCTATGGAGATCAAGCGGGTCAACAAGCTGCTGCGGAGCGCCATAGGTGACAGCGACGTAAACTTTGGCAGCCAGTTTGACCCCCAGTTTATGGGCCAGCTTCGAGCTGATGCCATCGACACCTATCACCAGCTCGTCCATGACACTGGCCGGGAGGATCCGCTTGAGCCGAAAGAAGCCTTTCAGATGGTCATGCGGATGTTCAACGATGCGAAGACGCAGTCGCTGACCTTCCTGGCCCCGAGCTCGACGGTTCTGGATCTGATTGCAGAAACAAATCCAGGCAACGCTCAAAAACTTAAAAAGTTCAACACTTGGACTGAGGTCGATCTTGAGAACGCCGGCAGGCTCGTTTCGGAATCTAAGAAACTAACGCCGCTGCAAAAAGCTCTTGAGCTCGAGACCCTGCTGCTTATCCAGCAATCTGTCCGCGACCGAGCTGAGGCATTGAAGCCGACCGTCGATAGCAACGCAAAGATTGGCGAGGGAGGTCCTAACGAGACGGACAATAACAAGGGCCTCCTTGAAATGCTCCAGTCCTATATTGGAGGAGGAAACGGTGGCACAACCGAGGATCGCTTGAAACGCATAAGGGAGCGGGGCTGATGCAAGAGAACGATCCCATCGAGCGCTTCGTTGCAGCCCGTCATTCGCAGCGCGGCAAGTCTCTGTTCGAGCAGATGCACTTTATGAATAGCGAGATGCCGATTGACGTGGACTATGTCTATGACAACGACATCACAGATCCTGGCAGACCATCGGCGCCAACCGAGGACGAGCTGATCGCTGACCCACAGTTCCAGGCGGCTTCCAAGGTTGTCTTCGATGCCTTTGGTGGCGAGGGCAAAGCTGATCGCCAGTATGGCATGATGATCGGCCAGGAGCCGCCCAAGACCCGAGAAGATTACGCAAAGTGGGGCATGGAGTTCATGGGGTGGTTCAACTACAACCTCCCGCAGATGGGCATGATCGGCTATAAGGCCAGCCAGATGGAAGAGGGCGGCATGGAGCGCTTTGCCCTGTTCGAGCTGATGGAGCTGTACGATCAAAAGCAAATCAGCTGGTCCGGCACCCGTCGCTTCTGGACAGGGGTGCTGACAGATCCATCCACATATCTGGGACTTGGGACTTTTGGCATCGGGGTTGCCGGCCGTACAGGGGTCAAGACTGCAACCAAGACCGGGCTTAAAGAGGTCCTCAAGCGAAGCGCTGGCACGGCAGCCTCGCTTGAGGCCGCCGCGTATGGCGCTGCTGATGATGTCATGCGCCAAAACGTGAAGATCGGAGCCGGCCAGCAAGGCGAGCTCGACTTCACGCGAACGGCAGCAGCAGCAGCGACATCTGCGTTGCTGGGCGGATCTATCGTCAAGGGCGCGCAGTTCCTGGCAGACCAGCTGCCAACAAATCAGCTAATGAACAAGATCTATGACGGCGCAGATGAGGCCCAGGCTAATCTTGTCGGTTTTCTCAAGGAGTTTTCTGAGCGGCCTATTGAGACGGGCGAAGTTTCAATCATACCAGAGAACCAGCCCAAGGTTGTTGATCCAGGGCTCAAGGATCCCGTAACAGCCAAGAAGAAGGTCAAGCGCAAGGGCTACAAATCGCCTGAGCAGCTGAGCGACATCGTGCGCGCCGGCATCGCTGTTGATCGTCCTGACGAAGCCCAGGCATTGGTCGATAAGCTGGCCGATAATTTTGAGATTGTCGATGAAGGATGGGATGCCAAGCCTGGCGGTTACTTCGACCGCAAGGTGATGGTCAAGCTGCCAAACGGCAAAACGGGCGAGCTGCAGATCTATTCTCAGGAAATTGCTGCAGCTAAAAACGACATGCACATAATTTACACGCAAGCCCGTGACATCGAAAAAGATCCGAAACAGCAGGATAAATATCAGGATCTGCTCAAGCAGAGTGACGCCATAGCAGCTCAAGCCCTGACAGCTGGTGCAGCGATATGGCAGCCCATCTACGACCAGATCAACCTGACGGTCCCTGGCTTGTAATTAACGCCTCCAAAAGGTAGGATTAACAGATAAGATGTCGATCGATCCCAACGCTCCAGAAGCGCTGGCGAATCAGGTCGGCTTGGCGGGTGGGCTCCTTGAGCCGCTAACAGGCGCCGAGCTCACGCAACCTGATCCCAGCGCTTTTGAATTTAGCCAAGCCCCCGACAGCGAGTTCGATCTCTTAGCCCCTATCAAAACGGTCGAGCAGGACGAGATCCAGCTGGCTATGTCTGGGCCTATCAGCAAGAACCTGGCGCGACTTATCGGCTTCGACTTCAGCGGCACGTTTGGCGATGCCGCAAAGAAGGTCGATGACATGGCGGCCAACCGGGGCAACCTGGACACCAGCGGCCGCACGGATGTCGAGGGCGAGCAGCTGACCTTCGAGGACGGCGTTTATGCTCCTTATGAGCGGGGCAGCGTTCTGCCAAATCTGAGGGCCGAGGGCGAAATGCCCAACCTTAGATTCGACAGGCCTAAGCTGGCAGATGAAGAGCGCGCTCAGATGGTCATCGAGGGCGTGGACCGTGAGGTGGAGATCCAGCCTGACGGGATGCTGGATGACTTCCGAGCTGTCGGATCCAGGGGCGATGAAAAGATCCCCGACGAGGGCCGGGTGCTGAGCACCATCCAGGCGATCAGCTCGACTTACTCGGGGCAGATCGATGAGGCCAAGCGCGGCGTGATCGAGACCGAGGCCACCAGGCAGATGGCTGACATCCTGGGGATGGACGCCAACAAGCTCTCGAGAGCAATTCTGGGGCGCAAACCTGGTCAGGCAATAAGCCTGACTGGCCCAAATGGCCAACCAGTAGGAATGGCCGAGACAATGCTGGCCTCGAGGGATCTGCTCGTCACCGAGATCAAATACCTGGACGAGCTGGCCAAGAAGGCAGAGACCGGCACAGACGAAGACGCGCTGCGCTTCCGCGAGCAGCTCGAGCTGGTCACTCAGCTGCAGATGCAGATCAAAGGCGCCCAGACTGAAATCGCTCGGGCGCTTGGTCAGTTTCGGATCCCGGCCAGGGGTGGCCAGGCTGGCGCCGCTGCAGAGACAAGGTCAGCTGACATCACTACGCTGCTCGAGGAGTATGGCGGCTCTGAGGATGTCCGCCTGATGGCCAAGGCCTATCTCGAGGCTGGATCGGTTGCAGATCGTGCTGCGATCACTAGGGCCGGCAGTAAGTTCAAAAAATTTGGTGATGCGTTTTACGAGGCGTGGATCAATATCCTCCTCAGCAATCCCATCACGCATATCAAAAACAACGTCGGCAACATCCTGATTATGGGCGCGCATGTCGCCGAGACAGGCATGGCTGCTACCGTAGGCACCGCCAGGCGCGCTATGGGCGGCGAGGGCGGCGTCTATTTTGGCGAGGTCCAGGCACAGCTTTTCGGCGCCATGATGGCCATGCAGGATGCCTGGTCGGCATCAGGCAAGGCTTTCAAGACCGGAGAAGCGCCTATCCTGGGATCGAAGATAGACGGTCAGCGCGGGAAGCGGCCGGTCAGAGCTTTCTCAGCGGAAGGCTTCGAGGCGCAGGGTCCGCTTGGAGTCACGGCTGATGTTCTTGGCAGCGTATTTACCCTGGGTCGGGCCCCCACAAAGATGCTCGAGTTCGAGGACACCTTTTTCAAGGTTGTCGCGCAACGAATGAGCCTATACCAGCAAGCCTATCGCACAGCCAAAGGAGAGGGCCTGACAGGCGATGCGCTGAGCTCGAGGATCGCGGAGTTCGTCTATGACCCGCCGGCATCAGCTTTGAAAGAGGCTGACGCTCACGCTAAATATGTCACCTTGCAGACTGACCTGGATGCAGCTGGCAAGGCGCTAAACGGGGTCCGAAAGATCCCAATGGTCAGATATTTTCTGCCCTTCTTTAAGACGCCTTACAACGCGGCTAAGTACGCGATGGTCGAGCGCTCACCGCTCGGCTTTGCTTACGGTGAAAGCGCAAGAGCGATCAAACGCGGCAAGGCACCTGGCGCATCACCAGCTGACAAGGCTGCAGCTGATATGGCGCGCACCAGGATCTATGTTGGCAGCATGACAATGATGACGGTCGGCATGATGGCGGCAAACGGTCAAATCACCGGCGCCGGACCAGCTGACCCTGAGCTCAAGGCCGCTCTGCGCCGTACCGGCTGGCAACCTTACTCGATCCGAGTCGGTGATAAATATATAAGCTACGCAGGGGCTGAGCCTTTTTCCACAACCCTTGGCCTGGCAGCTGACGCAGCTGAGCTTGGCATGAGCTCGAGCCTGGATGGCGCCAGCTGGGAGCGCGCGCTTATGGCGGCTGGCGGGGCCATTTCTTACAACATGACAAACAAAACATTTCTCCAGGGATTTGCCAACCTTGTCTCAACTGTCAATGATCCTGGTCGATATGCAAATGGCACGGTTGATAGTTTTGTGCGCTCGCTAGTCCCACGACTGATAGCCCAGACAGAGAAGGTTCAAGATCCTCTGGTGCGTGATGCCAGGTCTGTTATCGATCAGCTCAGGAGCCAGGTGCCCTGGCTTAGCAACACGCTGCCGGCCAAGCGCAACTTCTGGGGTCAGAAGGTCATGCTGTCACCGGCCCTGGGGCCGGACATGCTGAGCCCAATCTACACAAGCACCATCGGGCCCAACCCTGCAGCTGAGGGTGAGAACGCAGCTCAACGAGCCTTTGATCTCGATCAGATGTTCATCACGCTGCGCTGGGGCCCTGGCAAGCACCCAGATGTCTACTCACAGAACGGCATTAAGGTCGGCCTCAAGCCCAAAGAGATCGAGCAGTTCCATATCTACGCTGGTGCCAGGTCGCTCGAGTATATCGAGGAGGTGGTGGAGAACGATAACTTCCAGCGTCTATTCAAGATCTGGAACGACGAGGTCAGCCAGCCGACAACGCTGATGGATGTCCAGATTGCCGACAAGACACTGACGCCAAGCACTAACGCCCAGGAGGCTCGTGAGCTCTGCATCGACATGCTGCAGAGCGCAGTGACGGCCGCCAGGCAACAGGCTCGCCAGGATCTGTTCAATGATCCCACCTACGGGTCTGAGATAGAAAGCGCATCCGAAGATTACATTCAGCTCATGCGAGAGAAGAACGCTAACATCAGGGATATGATGCGATGACGGTATCAACAACCAGCAATAAGGTCAGTTTTAGTGCCAATGGCAGCACGACCGTCTTTGCCTATAACTTTAAGATCTTTGCTGACTCGGATCTGACGGTCATAATCAGAGATGCGGACGGTGCTGAAACGACAAAGACGCTGACCACGCACTATACCGTCTCGGGCGCTGGATCTGCATCTGGAGGCAATGTGACCTTTACCAGCGGCAACACGCCGGCCAATGGTGAGACTGTTGTCATCCAGCGCCAGCTCACCAAGACACAAGGCACCGACTACGTTGCCAATGATCCTTTCCCAGCGGAAAGCCACGAAGACGCACTGGACCGCCTGACCTTCATCACGCAGGAGCTTCAAGAAGAGGTTGATCGCTCGATCAAGGCCTCGGTGACTAACACGATTTCTGGCGCTGAGTTTACGGTCTCGGCAACTGATCGGGCCAACAAGGTCTTCGCTTTCGATGGTTCGGGCGACCTGGCAGTAACGCAGGAGCTTGGCACCTTCCGAGGCAACTGGGCTGCAAGCACGGCGTATGCGGTGCGCGACCTGGTGAAAGACACCAGCACCAACAACATCTTCATCGTAAACACAGCGCACACCAGCTCCGGCTCCCAGCCGCTCACGAGCAATGCTAACAGCGCCAAGTATGATCTAATCGTTGATGCTGCCACTGCCACCACTGCTCAGACAGCCGCCGCGTCCAGCGCCAGCTCTGCGAGTACCAGCGCGTCCACGGCGACGACTAAAGCCTCAGAGGCATCGACAAGCGCTGCAACAGCTTCAACTCAAGCTGGCATTGCCACTGCAAAGGCGGTTTTGACTGCCGCAGACGCAGTTTCAACTGCCGCTGATGTAGTGTCCACAAATGCAGATGTAGTGACTACAAATGCGGATGCAGCGACGACCACTGCTGACCGCGCCCAAGTCAATACTGATAAAGGTGTTGTCGCAGCCGACAAAGCGACAGTGGCAGCAGACAAAGCAACGGTGGCCACTGACAAAGCTGCTGCGGCATCAAGCGCCTCTTCTGCCTCGACATCTGCCTCGACGGCGACGACAAAGGCCGCAGAGGCATCGACTTCTGCCAGCAATGCCTCGACTTCTGAGACCAATAGTGCGTCATCAGCAACCGCATCGGCATCTTCTGCCACGGCTGCGGCGGCAAGTCAGACGGCTGCGGCGGCCAGTGCGGCTGCTGCGGCAAACTCATATGACCAATTCGACGACAGATACCACGGCTCATTATCCAGCAATCCGTCTACCGACCCAGACGGAAACGCTTTGGCTGCTGGTATGCTCTACTTCAACAACAGCGCCAACGAAATGCGGGTCTACGACGGCGCAAACTGGATTGCTGCCACATCCGCTGGCAATGTCAGCCTGATCCTGTACGAATACACAGCAACAGCAGGACAGACCACGTTCTCCGGCTCTGACGACAACAGCGCAACGCTGTCTTACACAGTGGACAATCTGCAAGTCGTGATGAACGGTATTGTCCTCGACCCATCTGACTACACAGCCACCAATGGCACAAGCGTTGTGCTGGCCTCTGGCGCTGCTCTCAACGACCTTGTGAACATCTATGCGTTCAAGAGCTTCACCGTGGCTGACACTGTGTCTGCTTCTGCTGGTGGTACGTTCTCTGCGAATGTGGCGATTACCGGCGACCTGACCGTGGACACCGACACACTGCATGTCGATGCGGCTAATGATGCGGTGGGCATTAACACCAGCCCACAATCGTTTTCTGATTTGCAAGTAAAGACAGCAACAGACCGTCATGTTGCAATTTTTGATAATGCGGCTGGGCCAACTGTTGCTGGGCTAACTGATGCTGGCGCATCTGCACAACTTCGCATTGCTGGTCAAAACATTGTTTTTACTGGTGCAGGTGGTTCAGGCACAGAGCATCTCCGCATCCAATCCGGTGGCGGCATCTCCTTCAACGGCGACACGGCGGCGGCAAATGCGCTGGATGATTATGAGGAGGGTACATACAGTCCGACTGTATCTGGCAGCACAGTAGCTGGCACGGGCACGTTTTCTTCTCTTAGCGGCGCATACACTAAAATAGGCAATCGGGTTTTTGTTTCTGTGCTTATAGCACACTCAAACACGCACACCTTGACTGGTGCGTATCAAATTAGTTTGCCGTTTACATCCACCTCCAATGGTGGCGGCGGTTTTGTCAGTTACAAAACAGGTTGGGTCACTAATGGCCCAGATATGGCCGATATCGCTACAGGTCAGGCTTTGTGTTATCTGCGGTATGATACAAACACTGCTATTGGCGATATACCGGGTTCGTACACGCAAAACGGCAGTACAGCACGAGTGCATATTATCTATGATGCAGCATAACCCCACCAGCCGGTGCGGGTCGGACAGGTCGCAGCCAAGCGACGGTAAACACAGGAGTAAACAATGGCACTGACAAAAGAATTTGAATATGATTGTGAGGTGCGTGGGCCGTACAAAAATGTACAAGTCCGCAAGGCGACCATCGTGAAGGATGACGGCGACGAGATTAGCCGTACCTATCACCGGCACGTCCTGCATCCCCGCACCAAGTCTGGCGACACGTGGGGCGATACCGACATCAGCGGTGAAGACGCATCTGTACAGGCGGTGTGCAACGCCGTGTGGACCGCTTCAATCAAATCTGCTTATGAGACATTTGCAGACAGCCAGAGCGTGTAAGGGGATAGCGGCATGAGCAGAGCAAGAGACTTCGCAGACCTCGCCGGTTCGGCTGATGCCGGTGGCCTGACAGGCAGGAACCTCATCATCAACGGTGCGATGCAGGTGGCCCAGCGGGGGACGAGTGAGACTGGTGTCACAGGTTCTGAGTATGCAAATGCACCTGACAGGTTCAAGGCACAGATTACTACTGCGGGAACATGGACCCTTTCTCAATCTTCTACTGCACCTGACGGCTTTGCTAACTCGTATAAGTGGGATTGCACAGTTGCTGATGCGTCACTTGCAGCCGGAGATGTCATTCAGTTTGTTCACAAGGTGGAAGCACAAAATCTACAGCAGTTGCAGTATGGGGCTTCTGGCGCACAGGCTGTGACTGTATCTTTTTATGTTCGGTCAAATAAAACAGGCACTTACATACTGGAAATATTCCAAGAGGATTCTTTTAGGAGTATTAGCAAGTCATACACTATTGACTCTGCTGACACTTGGGAACGCAAGACGATTACTATTCCGGGGGATTCTTCTGGCACTATTAATGACGATAGCGGTGTCGGCTTTGATATGCTTTGGTATCTTGCCGCCGGAACTAACTTCACTGGTGGCACTCTGGCCACAGATTGGGCAACTATTTCGTCTGCTAATCGTGCAGTAGGTCAGGTTAACCTCGCTGACAACACCGCTAACGAATGGTACATCACCGGTGTCCAGCTTGAGGTTGGCGAACAGGCCACGCCGTTTGAGCATCGGTCGTTTGGCGATGAGTTGGCTAGGTGTCAGCGGTATTTCCAGATTAGTCGTTCTGGTTTCGCGGGTGACGTAACCAACAATGAATACTACCGAGCATTTTACCAATTCAAGACTGAGATGAGAACGTCGCCTACCAGCGCCTTAAAGACAGACGTAAACACAACAGGATTTGATGGTAACTTTTTTTTTGAATCAGTAAGTAGTGCCGGTGGAGCAGTTTATAGGCAAGCAAACACAACTGCTGCTGCGCGTCTTTTTACTATTGATTCAACGCACGATGCGGAGTTGTAGACATGGATGAAATGAACATTACATCTGCACAATATATTTTGGACATGAGTGGCAACAACGCATCTATCACTGCCACTATTGATGACTCTGAATTATCTGTACCCCTCGCCCCGGGCAACCGTCACTACGACGAAATTATGCGCCAGGTCGCAGCCGGTGACTTGACAATCGCTGACGCTGAATGATCCACGCTTTTTTGCTGTTCATGTTTGTGAGTGGCGAGCTTGTTTCAAATGATATGTACTTCCGCTCGTTGAAGTCCTGCGTGTGGTACGCGCAGTCGCTTCATAAACAGGGCCAGAAGATCACGGCTTATTGTCAGCCGGTTCAGGTCAATGAGGAGCGTGTCCGCGTTTACGACTAATGTTAGCCGAACTTGCAGCAGCCAACGCCGCCTTTGCCGTTATCAAACAGGCAATAGCAAACGGCAAAGAAATAGCTGCTGCAGGCAATGCGGTTGCAGAGTTTGTCGGTGCGAAGGAAAAGCTAAAGCAAAAAGCACAACGAAAGGGCGGCGGGCCTGACCTCGCCGAGTTCATGGCGCTTGAAGAGCTAAAATCTCGTGAGGATGAGTTAAAGCAAATCATGATCTATGCTGGTCGTCCAGGACTATGGAATGACTGGCAACGCTTTCAAGCCAAGGCTCGTGTTGCGCGGCGCGAAGCTGAGATAGCCTCTGCTGTTCGGCGCAAGAAGATTGTCGAGGGCATCATAATTGCTGTGTTTGTTCTCTGCTTCATTGCCATTGTGGGATCGCTTATCGCGCTTATCCTTCACGCACAGGGTAAGCTGTGAATGTGCGTTTTGCTTCCTGCATTTATGCATTAGCTTACTGCACATGGACACTAAGCAAACATTAGATGTTGTTGCCGTTGGCACTACTGTCGGGACGCTTGGTGAAATGCTGCCACCTATTGCTGCGCTGTTCACAATCGTGTGGACGGCGCTTCGCATTTATGAAACCCAAACCATTCAGAGGATGTTGAAGCGTGATACAGGTTCCGATGATCGATTTGATTCAGACCGGATTGATCCTGACCACGATAATCATGCTGGCACGTAAATAATGCTGCCAATCATACAAGCTATTACCACGCTTGGTGGAGCGTGGATGGAATCTCGTGTTGCCAAACAAAAAGCCAAGACAGCTATAGCTGAGAAAGTCGTAGCTGGTGAGGCTGATTGGAATCAGGTCTGGGCAACAGGCGCACAAACAAGCTGGAAAGATGAGTGGCTCACCTTGCTGGTTTCGTTGCCGCTTTTGATGGCTTTTTTTGGATATGAGGAACAGGTACAGCGCGGCTTTCAGGCGCTGGAAGCTATGCCGGATTACTATAAAACAGCGGTTGGTGTTGTGTTTGCTGCCAGCTTCGGCGTTCAAAAACTTACACAGATGTTCAAGAAGTAGGGGTAAGGCTTCATGGATATTCAAGCTCTCACGGACTTGGTTGCAAAGCATGAGGGCTTACGCCTTACCATGTATGAAGACACGGTTGGTGTGCCAACGATTGGATATGGTCACAATCTGCGTGAGCCAATATCCGAGTTGGCGGCTCGTCAAATTTTGCAAGACGACATAGCTATCGCTGTATCTGAACTTGATGAGCGCATGGAATGGTGGCGCGATCTGCCGGAGCCAGCCCAGATTGTATTGGCTTCGATGGTGTTCAATCTTGGCTGGCCTCGTTTTTCTCGTTTCAAGAAAATGCTCCGCGCTTTGGAAGATCAAGACTTCTTCCGTGCAGCGCGCGAGATGCAAGATTCGCTTTGGTATCAGCAAATCAAATCTCGTGGTCCTGAACTCAAACGCATGATGGAAACTGCCAATGCCCACGCCACGTTTGACTGAAGAAGATCTGCAAGCAGCATTAACAGCGGTAAAT